CAAAATTTAAAGGGTTCACTCAATTTAAGTTCCTACATATCTCATTTTTAATCTGTTCAATGCTATTTACCATCTGTCTATAGCCATTACCGACTTGAAACTGACCTAAAACTACAGAAGCTGTAGCTATCCCCCAGAATATGTAGTACCACTTAGACTTAATTTGATGACGCTGCATGATCTTTATTAAATTGTTCAATACCTTTGTCAGTTAGCACATGATTGTACATTTTATCGAATACTGACACAGGTACGGTACAAATATCAGCACCTAATGCGAAAGCGGTACCTACAGACTGAGGATCACGAATAGAAGCAGCTAAAATCTTAGCAGATACACCTGTATTATGAATATCGTTAATCAATTTCATCCCATCTAAGGAATTATCATCCATTCTACCAATAAAAGGTGAAATATAGGTAGCACCCGCTAAGGACGCTAGGATCGCCTGTGCGGGGCTAAAGATCAAAGTGACATTAACCCTCACATTTACATCTGAGAGCCTCTTACACACCTTTAAACCATCCACAGAGCAAGGAACCTTAATAGTAGCATGTTTACCATAAGTTTTAACATGTCCCATAGCTCTAGCGAAGAGATCTTGCTCATTATCTCCCACTACTTCCATACTAACATCATTAATACCTAATTTAATCAAATCCCAGTATACATCTTGAGGATGTGTACCATTTTTAAAGATAAGAGTAGGATTAGTTGTTATACCTGATATAAGGCCAGTAGAAAGTCTTTTCTTGACCTCATTAACATCAGCAGTATCTAAAAATAGTTTCATAATAGGGTAGAGTAGTTAGAGTAAGTATTATAGGTATATCCAAGGGGAGACAAAGAAAGAGGAGTGGGTTTTGATGTGTCTTGGGGATATAAGTATATAGAAAGGAGGAATTGATGTCTGAAAGACGAGATTCCTCCCTTGAGGGGTCGGGTCCACCCTTCCCTTCCCCTGTATAGGGATGTGGTTAGCCTAAATCCAGGTGGGGAGGGACTTTCCGTCTTCTAGACCTCTAGCTTTGTCTCTTTGGTCTTTATCCATTGCAAATACTAAGTGATTAGCGGAAGATTGAGGACTATCAAGCATATCTTCCATCATAGAATTCCAATCTTCTAGTTTACGTTGAGCTATCTGTCTTTCAGCAGAGATAGATAGTGATTCAGTAAAGTATTGAACACCTTGAGCTAAAGCATCGAGTCTATCATCATGTTTAACTGCACCTTTTTCCCGACACATACGGGACATTTGATAGAAAAGCATATAGAGAAGACGAAGTTCTGGAGCTTCGTTTTTATTCGATGCATAGTCCCATTCCACAACAGACCTGTTAAGTACAAGGCGGTGCTGATTAAGAACAGGCTCAAGAGAATCAATAATGCGATCCTCTTTTCTAACGTTTGCACGAGTTTCTTCAATGTAAATAGCTTGTTTAGTAACTTGAATATGTTTTTTAAATAGTTCTGCTACTATACCATCACCAAAGTTAGATTCAATTAGTAGTGTAGATACGTTATATTTTTTACAACCTTTAAGAATATCTAAGAGAGTGTTATCTGAGTATCCGTCTCGATAAGCTCGCATCTCATGTAAATATAAGAATCCATTTTTCTGGGAAAGGTAGGCGGCAGTTGTTTCATCGGAGCCCCGTCCAGAGGGATCCACGCTGCAAATTGTTTCGGTGTAAGGACTCCATTCTCCTTGTAATTGCATTGGAGAGTAAAAGTAGTCACCTGGGAGTCCGACGGTTGGGAGGTCTTTGATGACGTTTGAGGGGTCTGAGCACCAAACGATTGACTCAGGAGCTTCAGTGGGATTAACAGCAGTAACGATAAGGTCAGCCATTTTAAGCGGGAATTTTTCAGCATCTGATAGGCTTGTGTCTAGTTGGAACTGAAGCATGAAGTTACTGCGACCCATAGATGCTTCACGTTCTATTAGGTCATCATTATCAAATCTATCATCTGTAGGATCCCATTCTAAAGAGCCTGTGTCTAGGTCTGCTTGTATTTGAGGAGCTAAAAGTCCTTCGTATTGACTAAGCTTGGCTTTTCTGGGATATCTTGCGGGCCAAACAAAGGGACGATAGTTACGCTCAGCCAGCTTACGATAAACAGTAAAGGTAGTTTGAGGAGTCCCGAGATACATAATCCTAGAATCACTTTTTGGCGTGAGGATAGATTCTGCTTCTGTACAAAGTTGAAGAAGTTTTTCACGCATCAACTCCGTCATGGAGTTTCCTGGGACTTCTATATCGTCCAGAATCATCAGATCTGCACGAGATCCCGTTAACTGACCAGTAATACCAACACTCTTGACTGATGGTGCCTGGTGAGGACTGCAATTTACGTCGAAGGAAATTCTTGACCATCTGCTGTCGTCTGCTTTGGGTCTGAGGTGGGCTAGCCATGGTGTTTCAATGATTAGTTTTTGTAAGAATATGGACATGTTATCTGCACGTTCCTTAGAGGCAGATATGATCATTATCTTCCGTTCGGGGTCGTTAAATAATGTCCATAAGACAAAAGCACCAGTAATCCAACTTTTACCTACACCACGGAAAGCTTGTATCTGTAAACGTTTAGGTCCGTTTTGTAAGTAATCAGCGATTGCATATTGTGCTCTTGTAGGAGAAGGTAACTCAAGTTGAGTCCACAGGGCTTGTAGAAACAACTTGAAATCTTCTTGTAATGCGGTTAAAGGGTCCGTCATTACCATTTAACGTTTATTCCAGTTGAATCTAGTTCATCACCAATTTTTAATTTCTTCATAAGTTCCTTCATAACGGCAGAAGGTTCTTTACCTGATTTATTACCATAGAGGTAAGGTTTCAAACGAGCTATAGAAATACCTTTCTTTTTAGCCCAAGTTTTTAAAGTTTTAATTTCAGCTGCAGGTCTTTTATTCCCTACTTTTAATGTGTCTAGTCTTGCCATGGTTATAATGCACTGAGTTGTAGTTGTTTAAGTTTTTTAAGACGTTCCTCGTCAGTTAATGGTCCTTTGTCTTTAAGATCTGCTGCATAATTTAATGCTATAGAAACACCACCACTTAATAATGAAACAGGTACTGCTACAGGAGCTGCTGGAGTTAAACTAGCGATTCCAGAGACACCAGATAATGCTTCAAATCCACCAGCTATTTTTCTTAATGGATCTTTTTCTTTTATAACTTGATCAGTACCAGCATAAGTACCTAAAGCATCAAATCCAAAACCAACAACTCCAAATGTAGTTGCAGCACCAAGTTTAAACGCTTTTGTTTTAGTTATATTTTTAACATAATCTTTAAGTAAATGATTTTTAGTTACAGCTTCTGGTAAATTACCTAAAGAAGCCCTTGCTTCAAAAGAAGGTACATTTTCAATTGTTGGTGTTTTACCAGCTTTTACAACACGTTCTAATAAGTTAGGATTCTTTCTTAATAATTTCTGTACTTCTGCGGGGTTTTTATTTATATCTAAATTAAACTCTTTAGCTACTTTAGCTAATTCATCTAATTCTGATGTAGCAGCTTCAATACCTATTTGGGCATCTAACAATTGTTGAGGTATCGTACCTGAATCCCACCAAGCTTTGACTAAATCATCAGATGAGCCAACTCCAGCTATAGGATCAACATTATAACCTGTAAATTTATTAGAACCTAAATGAGCATTTAAATAACTAATACCTGGAGTATCTAGATTACTTAATCCTAATTTCTTTAATCGTCTATTTATAGCTCCTGTATGTGCGTATTCAGGAAGCCAAGTTAAACCACTTTCACCTAATTTAGCACCTCTTTCAGTTACTTCAATTAATGCTTGACGAAGTACATTAGGTTTAGCAACTTGAGCTGAAGGACCAAGACTAGCTAATGATCCTCCTGTATGATGACCCATAAAGTGTGGGGCAGGGCTGAATCTTCTATGTGCTCCAGCTTCCATCATTGCTCTAACTTTATTTTTTAATATTTCACCACTCCAATTTTCAGATAAAGCTTGTTCTAATAAATCACCGTAAAAACTATCAGGTGTTAATAATATAGAACGCATAGCTCTAAGAGCCATTCTAGGTTCATCACCATGAACTTTTAGTCCAGCAGCTTTTCTCTTAGTTTGTTCTTGTACAAAAGCCTCTATTAATTTCTTCGCTTTATTTTTTAAAGTTGCTCCTTCTTTAGTATATTGTGCGGCTGCAGAACTTGTCATAATTAACTAATATGTGTAAGGATCATTTGTTCCCTATCGGGTATTGTTCCAAAAGTAGCTCGCATCCATCCGAGCCAATTACTACTCCCCTTCTCCTGATTACATCTTCTACAGGCTGGTACAACATTCGTTGCAATATCTTCACCACCTTTAGATTTAGGTTTAACATGATCGATTGTAAGTTGATGTAATTCATAATTGTTTCCACAATAAACACATGTACAATTGAAGTGCTCTTTAACAGCTCTTCTCCAGAGCTTCTTAGCGTCAGGACTTGTCATGGTTATTAGGTTGTATAAGTAATGGTTAGGGGTTGGTAGTAATGGGGTCAACGTCTTTTTGCTCCTCCTCTACCTCGGTTTGTTGTACGAGACTCTCGTTTAAAAGACCCATCAGATTGTTTAGATGCATCCATCTTAGAACCTTTAGGTATCTTTAGACTAGCTCTAGCTGCAGAGTGTTTACGCTTATATTCTTTAGAATGAGCATATTTACCGCCAGGGCTGTTATCTTTTACATGCTTAGCACGAGACTTAGCATTTGTTCTATACGTCTCAGTTGACGATTTTGCCATACATCCTCTTGTTTACTAGGTCAGGGTCTACTTTTGGTAAGATATTAGCTAACTTATCTAATGGGTTTCCATCGTAAGCGATCCCACTAATATCATTAGTTTTAAGCCACTCACATGCGGCTTTTAAATCTTGAGTAGAAGCTGTGCCACCTTTGACCCGTTTAAGGAATTCTTCTGTGACAAGGCTATGTAATTCGTTGAACTGGTCTTCTGTGGCTTTCTTCATTTAGCTTCCTGGGAATAAATTCTTTTTAATCAATTCTACTGCCTTATCATCAATGGTGTTATCAGTTGATGCTGAATAGGCTTCAAGTAGTTGTATAACTAATTCCTTTACAGCTGAAGAGCTGAGAAACGCCATTAGGACGGGTTTGATAAGTACGATCATTTATTTAGGGGGTTAATTTTGTTCCACCATTTCTTAGGTGGTTGTGGTGGTAGAAGATTTATTTTAGCTTGTTCTTCTGCCTTTTTCCAAGCTGCTATTGGTATAACATCATTACACATACTATATACACGGGATTCAGGGACAAGCATAAAGCCTTTCTGCTGTAACTCCGCACATTTTAAGACTCTAACTAATTCATAATCAAGTCTCATTTTTTCTTCTTGTCTAGCTGCCATACTACGACATCTTTGTAATCCTTTTTGATCTAAGGGAACCATAAAGTTAAGTTGTGCTCCCCAGTTCTCAGCCATAGTATAACTAGAAGGTCTCATACCTTCTTCATCTATATCCCAAGGCTTTGTATGATTACCCATATAAAATGGGGAGAATGTCATTGTAGAACCATTACACGAAATATTAGGTCCGTAGTGCTGTCTTGACGGTGCTCCATTATTTTGGAATTGCACCGCTTGG